GTTTAACCTAAGTCAATATTAAATAATAACATGGAAAAAACGGATCCGCTTGACACTGTCTTAAGGAATTATTCCAGAAGAAAATGTTTCACAGATAGCTTTCGAGCAACTGGTGTTAAATCTATACCAGGTACTTACGAACTTGAGAACTTTGAGCTACTCAAAGGGATCATGGATCTAATGCAAAAAAGATTTGATACACTTTGGGAAAAAGAACCTAATGTGGTCTGGACAAAAGATGATAGACATAGAGTCTATCAAATCCTTCGTTCCATTCTTACACCAATATTATTTTTAACAAATTGGAGTGAGTCTAGACCGCATGTTGGTTCTTATTTGAGTGATCAGATTGGAAAATATATTTTAAATATCCGATCACTTGGTTATAATAAATTCTTTAACATCGTTAAAGAATTTTATCAAACAGTATTATCACTATCCTCACCAGATACATCTCTTCGTATTAAAGCAATAAGTGCTTCAGAAAAATTTCTATTAACTCTATTCGGTGTTTACTCTTTACATAAGATCTTTAGGGATCTTGTGAATCGTTTTAAACAAGGACAAAGTACAGAAATTGCACTTTCTATAAATTTTATGAAGAGGGGCTTTCCGGTATTAACTGACGAGCAGAAGAAGGTCTCAGTCCAAGGGACACTCGATCGCTTAACAACTGTTCCTAACCCTATATCGGCAACACAAATTGCTGCAATAGATATAGCTCTAAGAATGGTTATTAGGGATCGGGATTTTCAATTTGAATATCTTAGTCCTTCGAGCAAGTCTACATATGAATATACTATTCAAGATAGTGGTGGAGCAGCGCTCCTTTCAGATTCAAAAAATGATTATATATCAAATCTACTGGATGAGAAATATGAGCACAATTATGCTAAAGTTGTTTTATTAGATGAAGCTAACAAAGTTAGATTCTTAACTATACAAAGCAGCAGATATCAAAATGTGGCCAATTCTTATAAAGTCTTTCTTCTAGAAAATTTTAAAAAATCAAAATTTTCAACAATGAATGAAAATTGGAAAGAGGAATTTCTTCAACAAAAGAAGGATATATCATCATTTAAAGGATCAAAAACTCGGTTCTGGTTCTCGGGTGATTACACCGCGGCAACTGATAATCTTGAGATTGAAATATCCGAGTATACTCTACTAGCCTCGTCATACATGGTTAACATGAATGATGACGATAGAAAGATTATACTCGATGTTTTAAAACCACGATTATTAGAGATAAATAAACCGGAGCTCGGTATAGCAGGAATATATGAGCAAATGCAGGGACAGATGATGGGGAATCCATTGTCTTTTGGACTCCTTTGTATTATTAATCTTGCCACTGTAATAGAAACTCTGTTCATGGATATTGCTATTCCATTTTTGGATGAAATAAATATCGATGTATTAGAATCTCTATTACAGTCGCGCGGATTAAGAATTAATGGAGATGATATGACTGCACACTTGACTCTTGAGGAAATCGAACGTTTTAGATCAGTTTCGTCAACTTATGGATTAAAATTAAATTATAAATCTATTGTTGATAAAAATGATGCACAAATTAATTCGGTTTACTTCAAGGGGGATAGAACTATTCCGTACCTTAACCAGGCTATACTGTTTGATAATAATATTAAAAATATGGGTTCGGCAACTTTAAAGAACTTGGGAATGTTGGCACGTTATATGTATGACTTTAGTCCGCAGATAGCAGACATCTACTTCCTAGCTACATTGCGTAGATTAGATCCACGAATGTATACTCGTGATGAGCACTTTAAATGGGCTTTACCTGAGAGGTTTGGGGGCTTCGACTATCCAATATATGATATAGAATCCAATAGATACTTAAAATATCAATTATTTGAATCTAATCGGGTTCTTGTATTATCAATTGATCATCCGAAGAAGATTTTTAATCGACTTCCTTGGTCATATGATTATGAGCATGAATGGATAGAAAAAGTGTTACATAGCGATTCTCAAACAGTAATCCTTAACCAGATGGTTAATTATATCCTGTTTGATTTTCTTGCTAGTAGCGGTAGTATTTTTGAAACAAAAAATAACATTGAAATTTTAGACAATATCCGACCGCTTATGGAAGATCCAGAATTGAAAGAATATTATGAAAACTATTTTAGTCGTGTCTCTTTGCGTATGCTTAAAGATATGATTCGAAATAATTTTTATAAGGTTTTCCTTGAATTCCAGCGCTTCGATAAGTGGGGTGATGTTTATGATTTCCTTTCAATTGCCTACAGGCCGATGTTTAAAAAATACAAACACAAAACTCTTATTTTATATAGTGATTCCACCTTATCCGAAAACATTAAAGATATCGACGACTTTTATCATATAATTATAATGAATAACAAAGACGGGGATATCGAATCTGAAATAAAAACATACATTAGTAATTTCAAATTCACGTTGGAGGATACGGAATCTTGGCGATTTAACTTGGGTCGAGAGTTATAATATGGTATTATATACCGTTGCGACTTTCAGATAAATGAAAAAAGAAAATAAAAAGAGTGTTGGAGTTGACAGCACCAAGGTTCCTACTGGAAAGACCAGTGGCCATCAACTAACATCCAAATTAAGTTCCAAGATCAAAGTTATCAGACCTAGAATTGGAAATAAAACTTTACAACAAGAGAGCATTAACATTCCAAAATTGTTAGATGCTGGTATTAGTACGGTTGATACAATTATCTCTACAGTGGAAAACCCTGTAGATGGAATAATTAACAAACTTCCTAATACTATTGCAAAATTTGTTGATGCTATGGGTGAAACTCCCATGACCAAGAAAGATGTTCAGCCTATGATATCTGGAGAGATTATAAATGGCTCCAAGGAGGAGAAATTTATCCAGTCCCTTCAGCAAAGTATGCCTACAGTTAATATTACTCAGTTACCATCTGCTTTTGCACCTGATTACACACCACAACCTTTGAAGATTGAAGATATGAGATCTAAAGTGGGAAATGGTATTCGGGTTAGCGGATCAGCTATATTATATTCAGTCTCTGCACCGGATGGTGGAGGGGCTCTAAGACCTATTTCTAGAGTAATATTAAATCCGTACGCAATTGGTGGGCAAATGACTCAGTTAACGAAAATGTATCAAAGAAACATATGGTTAAAAGCTGGGTTATTCTACATCCCTTCTTGTCCTTCTACAACTACTGGAAATATCATATTGACATTCCAAAATACTACAAATTTCTCGTATACAGCAACCACTGATATTAATCAGCTCTCACAAAGAGCCTTCTTTAAGATGGGTGCAGTTACAAAGGGATTGGATCTTCCACTTCCTGTGAAGTTTGCAAATAAGTATAATATTATATCTGGGGCAGAGACTTCAGACAGCAAATGGTTTGCTGACTGGACTCGAGAGGCCTGGATCCTTAATCTTAGTAGTTCTGCCGGTTTAGTCGGTTTTGTCGGATTAACTTTTGATATATTCTTTGTTAATCGTGTCGAACCTGACTTACCTTCAGTGTTAGATAAAATGCATAATAGGGCAGTAAAGTTGTTTTTCAATTTCCTCAATGTTGATGACATTAAAGGTAATAAAATACTATCTCGTCTTGTAAATAAAGATTTATCTCTTGTTTTCCAAAAAGATGGACTCCTTACCAAAGATCATATGGCTGTCAGAAACTTTGTTTATGATGCATATGATAAGAATAGTACAATTTCCATTGATGAACTCGAGAAGATATCCAGCTGTCTTGCGCAATTGCTGACAATCTATAGCGAAGAGATAAAGTATTTAGAGGTTTACTCTGATACTGAATCCCTTTACTCCGACTGGCTACATTTAATGTATAGCAGATGGGTTGAAGACAAAGAAGACACCTTTGAGTATTAATATTGAAGTGATCT